TGGGACCTTCAGGGCGGTGCACCGAAACTTCGCATGGCTGCAGGGAAGGTGCAAGGACCTGCCAACACATCAGACCTCAATCTTTTGCAAACAAGTGGGCTGGTGCGTGGGTTCACACTGTCAACACTCACAAAATTGTATCAGGAGCCGGAGTTTTCGATTCCAATGGTAAGTACCTCGGCACACATGTCGGAAGTATGGGGAACCAAAATGTTTTCATCCCGTACATCGAATATGCCGATTGGCTCAAGTCGCTTGAGACCAATTCGGATTTTCGTTAGGCCCACCATTGACCCTTCACCCCCAATGGGTGGGCGACCTTGTGAAAAATTGTGAAGAGGGTGAGTTGCATGATGATGCGGCTCAGCTCGGGACTTTTCTGACACTTTTGGGGAAAGTCATTTCCATTCCGGGCAACCCAAAACCCAAAACACCTGACAGTGACATTGTGAAATTGTTTGAAATGCGTGGAGTGAAACCACCGGATGACTTTATTCGTTGCTCAACGCCTGACTCTGCTGCGTACAAATCCATCTTGCGCTACAGAGGAGGAGCTCCGGTGGGAATCGACATGAAACGTTGGGCAAAGTGTTGGCGCATGATGTATCATTTCTATGCGCCCCACTGTTCAAATTCGAAAATCCTTACAAATCAAGAAATTTTTGATCAGGTTGACCTTTCCGGTTCGCCTGGGTGGCCTTGGTGTATGAAATACGCGAGCAAGGAAGATTTCTACAAGGAAGAGTGCAACCTCAAGTACTGTGACCGAGTTTGGGAGGAAGGCCCTTGGAACGGCTGGATGACCTTCACTCAAGTCATGGTTAAGTCTGAAATGAGGGATAAGCTCAAGGTGCTTGAAAATCGTTTACGCACCATTCTCCCTGTTTGTGCGGTTCACACACTAATTGGTCAAAGATTGTTCAGGGACATGCAGCAGAAAGCTTGCAAGGCCAACTTGGACATAGACACAGCTATGGGTGCTTCAATTTTTGGTGGAGGCACACATTTGATGGCTTTGAAAATTGCCCGTCATTTGTTTGGCTGTTCGCTCGACATCAAAGCTTGTGATGCGAGTTTGTTCGAGTTCTTTCTTATGGCACTAGCAGATTTCAAATTTTCATTGCTGGCACCTGAACATCAAACACCACAGAATTTGCGAAGAATACGTTGGTACTACGAAAATGTCTGTAAAACCCCACTCGTCATGCCTGATGGCTACGTCTTTGAAAAAGGACCCTTCGGTGCCGGTGGCAACTTGACTGGTCATGTTTGCACTGGTGACGACAATGAAAAATGGGCAACTTTTCTCGAGATGTGGGTGTGGCTTGAGGACCCAAATGCGACCCTTGACGAATTTATGAAGTGTGTGTCGCGTCTTGGGCATGCAGACGACCGCGTGTTCACTG